GCATTACGTTTTTCAATAAGTTCCTTCATTTTGGTACCTCCAATTTGTACTATCTTTTGATAGTAATATAGTTTTGTAGCTCGGCATATAACGCCTCAAGAGAACGGTCTTTTGACTCATCATCTTCATCGTCGTCACCGTTTTCTTCAACTTCTTTACCTTCTTCAGTGGTTTCGAGTTCATCTTCATCTTTGTCATCAACATCATCAGCGTCATCATCTTTGAAATTATCTTCATAACGCAATTCTTTGATCACTTCTTCATCACCTCTTGCTTCAATGCTTGTAGCAATATAAGCGGGAGTGACAGAAAGAATCGAAACCTCAAGCAGATCAATATCAGAGACATAACGTCTTTGAACATCACCGCCATCTTCCCATTTATCCTCGTTAGCGATAAATCCGAAAGACCAACCACGAAGTGACTTGTTTTTCGCAAGCTCAACAACTTCAGGATCATCCACTTTTGCAATTGCACGAAGACCGATTGAATCTTCATAAAGCTCGAGATTACCCTCAGAAATAGAACCTAGTTTTCTATCATTTTTGTGATTATAAAGTAAGTCAACATTGTCAGCCTTTTCAAGTGCGCGTTTAAAAACACTAGGAACCATCTGCTCAACAAACTTACCTCTGATAGAAGGGAGAACACGTGAGTCGCGTGATACAACATTTACATAACCATCAAGGATAACACTATTGTCCCGGATTTCCACTTTCATCTTCACTTGTCTTCACCTCCTTATCAGAGGGAGCGGAAGGTTGAGGAGTCTCAGCTTCATCACCTTGAAGATCAGTCTTTTCACCAAGACCAGTCAATCGGTTCGTATTTGGTGTATATATTTGTTTCTTATCCGGCAAGTATAAAACATCCTGTAAACCAAGCTTGATAAAATCAAGTTCAAGAGGCTTGTACCCTTCTTTTGACCGAATCTCATCAATTTGAAGGATCCCGTTCTTAACCGCAAAATCATAAGCTTGAAATCGTTTTAAGATATCAGCTCTCTGAATCTCATTTGTATCAAAACGGAATTCATACGTTCCTTTTTCTTTTGTTAATAATAAATCACGGTTAAGTGAAGTCTCATAAGCTTTTAAAACAGGTAAAATAGCAAGTTTAACAAAAGAATCAAACAACAATTCATTTCCACCAGTAGCTTTACCGTTTAATAGCTCAATCGGTACATTGAACATCTTATAAATAGCCTCATCATTTGCAATCTTATTTTGATTGACCTGCATTTCAACAGCGGAATTGTTTGCTTCTTGAAATTCAAGACCATTGTTCAAGATAATGACGTTTTCGGAATTGTTCGAATAAAGGTTCGAAAAGGCAGTTTTCAAAGCGTTCATTGCCACTTCTGAAAGTTTATTTGCAGCTTTTAAGAATCCCTTTTTGTTCCCACCGGTACGATACATCATATCTTCAAAGCATAATTGATTATAAGCAACCGATAAAAGCTTATTGTTCTCTTGAATCACACCCGTACCTTGAATACCGTCCTTTGTTTTACGCGTCACTTTCACAAATTCCCATTCATGATAGTTTTGACCGTATATAACAAATTCAAGCTTTTTGAATATCGGGTTCGGGTCAAGGAGGTTGACACCAACTTGTCTGTTATCCACATAGTTAAGCGACTGAACACTGTTTCTTTGTTTATTGATATAGGTATAACCAGCCCCGTACATGAGCATATCTTCAATCATTGCTTTTTTCATCATGTAAGGGTTCAATGTGTCACCAGTATCTACATTTAACAGTGAAACACGCGGGTCATTTTTTACTTCCAGGTTATCGCCATTCTCATCAACCTTATACAATTTAATCGGTAAACTTGCCACCGTATCAGAAATAAGGTTCACACAGGAAGCAACAGAAGGAATACCCATCGCTTGCTCTTTTGTAATAACGGAAGGGTCAAGGTTTGAACCAAGTAAATCAGAAAGCGCGTCACGTTGTTCTTCGACCGGCTTCTTTTTACGACTAAATAATCCCACTTACATTCTCACCTCCTTGTTAAATTACATGAACAACCCAATCACTCTCAGGATTGAACATCACATCTTGTTGTAGAAGGAAAATCGCATTGATAAGAGATACAACCATATCGACCTTACCATTCGATTTCTTTTTATTTACATATAAATTTTTATTATTATCTTCAACCGCTCTCGCATTTTGAAAGTTGATCTCAAGGAGTGTATTTGATAAATAATAAAAACCATTACTCAAAATCTTCTCTTTTAATAGCTTTGTCGCAGGATGTAAAACACTAGAGTGTTGTTTTACTTCAACTGTTTTATACCCTTCCCGCTCGAGTCTTTGCGCAGTGGATAAACAATTGTAACGGTCATAAGCGATACCCTGAATCGTAACACCGTATTTCTTTTCGATTTCAAGAATGATATCCTCAACAAAACCATAGTCAATCGTCATGTCACCGCATGAATAACATTTTCCTTCAGTAATGAAATGATGGTAATTTATCTTTTCATTTCGATTTTTCTCAGGAATACGATCTTCAGGAACGAAAGCAAAAGAATCCGCGTAAATGTTTCCGTCTTCTTCTGTTACCATTGTGAAGGATGTATTGTCATTTGTAAGGGATAAGTCAAGACCGATCCATACATCACGACCGCTCCAATCAAACTCATCAAGTTTACCTTTTCGAACATCTTCAATATTCACAAACGCCTCACCGGATGATGAAGGAAGGAAATGGTTCATGTGTTTACAAAGATACTCTTCACGTTCAAGTGGTTTTTCAATTGCAGCTTTCCGGGAATCACGAATTTCATTGTAATTTGCCTCAATCCTAAGCGGGTTCGCTTGAAGTAACCCAGTATCATCCCAAAGGTGCTCTTTTTCCGCATAATAAATAAGTGCAAACATCCGGTCATCCTGAATAAAACCAGCGTATACTTTTTTAATGTAATCCAGTTCTTCAAGCATGATCGACTTATCCTCCGCGTAAGCAGTGGTGAGCTTGAATCGTAACGGGTTTTTAACATTCAATTGTCCTGATTTCATAGCGGAAATATTATCATAGTCCTTAAATGCCCCGACCTCATCCGCAACAAAAGCAGAAGGACGAATCGCATTGTTCCTATTCGCCTCAGCGGTACGCGCTTGATAAAAGGAGTTTGTCAATTTACACGTTATTTTTCCACCCAGTACAGTAGAAATCTTAAAGTATTTTGATATTGCAGGACTCGCCTCGATTATTTGAGTCATTGCCTTCTTTACTTCTTGCGCAAGTTCCCGGTCAATGCAGATCGAGTAAAATTCAGAATAATCATCCTCTGTTAATAAAAGGATGAGCATGATAACAGCAGTCACAAACGTTTTCGCATTTTTTCGCGGTATAAACAAGGTAACATCCCTATGTTTGAACCGGGTTTCTTCCTCTTTGAACCGCCACCCGAAAATATTCGCAAAGAAAAAAGCCTGAAACGCAGCCAGACCCTCAAGGATCGTTTTCCCTTGTGTACCGAGACCAGTAGCAAAGTTGATAAGACCTAAAAGATCTTCAATTGTTTGCAGTAAATCGTCACGGAATTCATAAGGAAAATCATCGTTTTTTTGTTTTTTTAGATCATCAATAAACCATTTACAAGCGATTTTTACCTCTTTCGGAGCGATTTCATCTCCATTTATTACATCAGTAGCGTACTGATACGCTAGGTCAAAGAGTTTCGTCATTTAACCCTCTTGAGTGCAGCAAGTAACGGATCCTCATCATCTTGCTTCTTTTGCAAGTTGATATTCCCAAGTTTCGCTCTCGATTGAGGAGAAAAACCGAGCTCAGTTGATAATCGCTTGAAATCATCCATGTGTTGACGCCTTGCGGACATCACATCTTTATTGAGCATTTGGTTCGGGTCACGGTTGATATGTGAATCAATCCATTGTAATCGCTCAATAGAAACACAAAACGCGTCCAACAAGAACACGTCCACATTTGAAAGAATCCCACTCGCAGACATCTCGTCCACAATCCGGGTAAAAATCTCTTTTTGTTCATCATTCAGATAATCCGAAGGGATGATCTTGTCAGAATTGCCTTTGAGTTTTGTTTCGTGTTCTTTTCTAATTGCATACTCTTCTTTTGTCAGATGTTTACTGTTAACATCGACGGGTTTTGACGGTCTCGGCAAGATGTAACACCTCCAGATTATTAGAATGAAATTTTAATAATATATTTACTTACTATGAGATCGGTGG